GGCGTGTTCGTCTCCGAGAAGAGCGAGTGGCAACCGACCGACTTTCCTCCGCAGACCTCGACGACTTACTACGCGCAGGACAATTCGATCCGATACTGGCGCGATGTCGTCCTGCCGATGACGACCTCGAGCAGCGCGGCGCAGCGCATCGCACGCATCGAACTGCAACGCGCCCGGCAGGAGGTCACGTTCACGGCGCGCTTCCGTCTCGACGCGATGCAGGTCCGCGCCGGCGACACGGTGATGGTCACGCTGTCGAAGTTCGGATGGTCGTCGAAGGTCTTCGAGGTGCTCGAGTGGCACTTCGTCGCGGACGGCGAGCCGCCGCAACTGGCGATCGAGATGACGCTCCGCGAAACCGCGTCGTCGGTTTACGACTGGAACGTGTCCGACGAGATCGACGTGGACGACACGCCGACGACGACGCTCCCGAATCCTTTCACGCTCGGGTCTCCGAGCAACCTTGCGCTGACCGCGGACGGGACGACGCAGTTGATCCAAGCCGACGGCACGGCGTTGCCGCGGATCAAGGTCGCGTGGTCCGCGCCCGCGGAGGAGTTCATCCAGTCCGGCGGAACCGTCGGCATCGAGTACAAGGACAAGACCTCGACGACGTATCTCACTTGGGCGACGGTGCCCGGAGATCAGACTCTCGACTTCATCTCGAGCGACATCCGAATCGGCAACGGTTACGACGTGCGGATCTTCGGGCAATCGTATTTCCAGATCGCGACGAGCTACGTCAGCGCGAGCGTCACGGTCGTGAAGGACACGACGGCGCCGGCGACTCCGACCTCGCTCACCGCAAGCGTCGGCACGGGCAAAGCGGTCTCGCTCGATTGGGCCGACAACACCGAGCCGGACCTTTCGGAGTACGGCATCTACCGCAACACGACCGGCGTCACGCCCGCGAACGACACGACAAATAAGATCGCCGAGGTGCGCGCTTCGCGCTTCGTCGATACCGAGGTTGCGATCGGCACGACGTATTTCTACTGGGTCAACGCGTACGATCTGCTCGAGAATGTCTCCGGCTTCAGCAACCGGGCGACGGGGGTTCCGACGTATGTCGGCGGCGGCAGCGTAGATCCGACCGCACCGGGAACGCCAAGCGCGCCGACGTTCTCAAGTGAGGCGACGTATCTCGCGAGCGACGGAGGAGCTTTCGCCCGCATCACGCTCACCGCGCCCGCGATGCCTTCGGGCGCAATCGCGCTCGACATTCTTTTTCGGCGCAGCGGATCGAGCGACTACCTTATCGGCAATCAACTCTCAACTGGAGGCGGCGCGGTCACGATTGACGACCTGATCCCCGGCGTTGCCTACGAGTTTGCGGCTCGCGGGATCTCGAACTTTGGCGTGCTCTCGGCGGTCTCTTCGGCACTATCGCGCACCGCTCCGAACAAGAGCGCAACGCCGAACGCTCCGACAAGCATCTCGGCATCGAAGAACGGAGTTGCTCCGAACGTCCTCGGATCAACCGGCGTGCTGCGCTACGGATCTCGGCTGACTTGGGTCGCGCCGACCGACAAGGACATCGCTTACTACGAGATCAAGGCGACGACAACCGACAGCGATGCAGCCACCAATTACGCATGGGACGACGGTCGTGGGTCGCCGGCGCTGTTCACAACCGAACTCGTCGTCTTCACGTTCTACAACACCTCGCTTCTCGCCGGCTACGTGCGCGTGCGCGCTATCGACCGGACGGGCAACGCAAGCGCATGGTTGCGATACGGCAATATCAACGACGCGGCGGTCGCTACGCTTGCGGCCGGCAATATGCTAGAGCAGTCGAAGAACGACGTGCAGGTCACCGGCATCAAGACCGGCGGCGGTTCCTCGACGCGGCAGGTGAATGTGCGGTACGAGGTCTCCGAGGTAAAGACGCTGACCGGCGGCGCAACGACCGAGACGATCAACATCGACACGACCAACCGAGGCTTCAGCGCGAAACCGGATGCCGGATGGATTCAATGCGCGAGCAACTCGAACATCGTCGGCGTTTACGACTTCGACAACGTCAGCAACTCCTCGACGACTTCCTACTTCAATTTGCAAACCGTCGATGGCACCAATCTGCCGGCCGGCGGACAACGCTTCTCGGTTCAGCTCGTGGACTACTCCTGATTATGGCTCTACAAAAAACCTTCACGATGCCGAGCGGGGTCTCGGGCAATTACATCCGACTCATCGCGCACCGCTGGGATCGCAACGGTCGCGAGGCTCTCGCGTGGTTCGCGCTGTACGTTGACGCGGCATCCGCGCACGCAGGCAAGCAGCCGCTCTCGCCGTTCGTCGCGAAGCTATGGCTGACCGGAACGAAGTTTGACCAGTACTTGTCGAACGCCGAGCTCGCATCTCCGGGTATCTTGGAGCAACTCTACGTTGCGGCGAAGGCCGAGCCGCTGTCATGCGACTTCGGTTCAAACGCTTTTGCGGACGCGCAGGACGTTTGACCATACTTTTTTCGTCTGCCGTAACTCGCGCTAAATGCGCGACTTACGAAAGTGCAGGAGATTTTTTTCTTTTGGTCTTGGCAAAGCGGTTCGGTTCGGATTGGGTCTGCGTCGTTCAGCAACGACAACCAACAAAACAACGACGACAATGACCTCCACGATCCTGACCTCCGACCGCTACATCGCGATCCGCAACGACGACGGCTCCATCGGTTACAAAGGCATCCTCCGCATCTTGACCAAGGACGGATTAGTCCGGCCGGCCAAGTGGAACGCCACCAACTGCCGCCTTGAGTCCTGCGCGATCAATAAGCCAGTCGAGGCGCTGCCGATGTACACCAAGAGCGACAAGATCGAGGCGAAGCTCGTCGCCGCCGGAATCAACTTCGCTTGGCTGACTCTCGAGGACGCGCAGCAGATCGCGAGCTAACCTTGAGACCTCATCGAGCCCTCCCACGCGGAGTGCTCCATTGAGTTCTCGAACCAAAAACCAAACCAACAACGACGATAATGAAAAACTGCACCACCTCCCGCTCCGCGTTAATCATTCCTTTCGGTTCCGGTTTTGCGGTCCAATCCCGCAAGATTGCTTGGGCTTATGTGATTTCGGGAACCTATCCTTCGATCCCCGAAGCTCGCAAGGCTCTAGCCCGTCACTTGTGGCTTCCGCGTATGGCTCGCTGGTAAACCTAACTTCTCGAACCAAAACCAACAACGACAATGACCCTCTGGAAATTCACCCTCCGCTCGATCCGCGCCGGCCTCATCAGCCGCGAGACCGCCCGCAACGCCTCGCTTGCGATCCTTGCAAACCGCGACGCCGCCCGCGCTCGCAACGCTTGAGACCTCATCGAGCCCTCCCGCCGCGGAGGGCTCCATTGAGCCCTCGACCAAAACCAAAACCAACAACGACAATGATCACCGACAGCATCAGCAACTACCGCGTGACCCGCGGGTACACCACCTCCAACGGCGACGGCGACAACGAGTCCGTCGCGTTTTTCGCGACGCGGCGCGAGGCGATTGCCGCAGCACGAGCCGAGGTCGGTACCCTCCGCGTCACCAACCGGAACGGGCTCATCATCACCGACGAGGTGATGGTCGATGAGCTGGACTCCGACGGCGAGCCGATCGACCAGCCGATTTTTTGGGTGCAGGCCGACCAAGTCGTCGCCGTTCCCGCTCGTCTCACGTATCGCTATTCGCCAGCCTCTCTTGCCGACGGCGCGATCTCTGAAAACTGCTGGTACACCGTTTACGATCGCCGCGGCCGCGTGATCGTTGAGACGACCGACGAAGATGTTGCCAACCAAGCCGCCTCGAAATTCGACGAGATCGTCGAGGCCGAGTTGGAGGCCGCGTCATGAAACCCTACTTGATCGAAATCGAACTTCGCGCAATCGACCAACACGGCGACGCAATCGACGTTTTGGGTCACTACCGCACCTTGCAAGAGGCTCGCAAAAACATTCCAGAGTTATCGGGCGAGTCGGTTGCGTGGGTGATCGAACGTCGCACCTCCTATGGTGCGTGCAGCGGACAACCCGACAACTACGAACTGCTCGAGGTCGGCGGAGATCAGTCCGCGCTTAAGGTTGGAGGATGGACGAAATGAAAACTCTTCTCCTCCTCGCGCTCGCCGCGACCGCGCACGCCGCGCCGCCGGAATCGTTTTGGCGCGCTCTCCACCTCGTCGAGACCTCCGGCCGGCACGGGGCGATCCTCGGCGACAATGGCCGCAGCCTAGGGCCGCTCCAGATCTCGCGGGCTTACTTCAGCGACTCCCGCGTCGGAGGCACCTACGAGCAGGTCTCGGATCTTGGATTCGCTCGGCGAGTCGTCTCGGCTTACCTCAAGCGATACGCGCCGAAGGCGTGGGCCGCGGGAGACGTCGTCACGCTGGCGCGGATTCACAACGGCGGACCCGCCGGCGCTCGCAAGGCGAGCACGCTGAACTACGGGCAAAAGGTCGCGAGGCTTTCCAAATGACAACCGAACAACACGCCGAGATCCTCGTCGAGCTTCGCGCCATCCGCGCCTTGCTCTCCCGTCAATCCACGCCGGCCGCTCCTGCGGTCGCGTCCAAGCCGGCGAGCGCCGGACCAAAGGAGATCCCGCTTCCGTCCGAGGTGATCGACAACGCGACCGACGTGCCGGTGCATTTCGGGAAGAACAAAGGCACGCCGCTCGGATCGCTCTCGCCGAAGTCCATCGAGTGGTACGCGCAGGAGCCGGAGCCGCGTCTCCGCAACGATGGCACGCCGTTCCCGCCGCGGCCGGATGACGTGCTCCTTCGCAACGCAGCGCGGACCATCGTCCACCGCGGTCGCGGCACGTTGCCCATGCCGCCGATCAAGCTCGAGTCGGCTGCGCCGATCTCCGAGGACGTCCCATTCTGATCTTAAACCCAGCGCGCCGCCTCATCCGCGACGCGCCGGGGAAAACACAAAACACAACACAACAATGCAAGACGACAAAACAGAACTCGCGGTGGCGACCAAGCCTACCGTTTCCTCGCCCATCTCCTTCGGAGCCTCGGGCGTGCAACTGACTTCACTCGAAGACGCCTTCCGCTTCGCGAAGGCAATCGTGTCCTCCGGCTTCGCGCCGCGTGGAATGGAGAAACCGGAAAGCGTGCTTGTCGCCTTGCAATGGGGCGCGGAACTCGGGCTGACGCCGATGGCGGCGCTGTCGAACATCGCGGTGGTCAACGGCCGACCGTCCCTCTTTGGCGACGCGGCGCTCGCGCTGGTCCGGTCCTCCGGGCTGCTCGAGGCGTATTCCGAGGAGGAGATCGGCGAAGCCGGCAAGGACACGCACGGCTACAAAGTCACGGTCAAGCGCCGCGGCTGCGAGCCGCAGACCGAATCGTTCACGGTCGCCGACGCGAAGACGGCGAAGCTCTGGGGCAAAAACGGACCGTGGTCGGACTACCCGCGGCGGATGCTCAAGTTCCGCGCTCGCGGATTCGTCCTGCGCGACACGTTCGGCGACGTGCTGAAGGGCTTGCGCACGACCGAGGAGGTCCGCGATATGCCGGCCGAAATCAACGTCACGCCCGCGGACAAAGTCGCGGGCGGATTAACCGCGCAACTCTGACCATCATGAGCACGAACGAAATCAAGACCGCCGTCCTCGACTCCGCAGCCGAGCAACTGCGCGGTCTGCTCGAATCAAACTACGACG